GGCGTAAAGGATGTTAAAAGATGTTAACTTAAGAAAATACGGGTGTCACTAGTATGAGTAAAAGGTCATGCAGGATTTGTTTCGCTTCCATTTGGTAAAAATATTTGGTTAGAAGTACTAACTGTTAAATCAGTAGAAACAGTAACCCCTCCTGTTTGTGCAATATTCATTAATTCACTTGCACCTACAACAAAACTTAAATTATCTCCAGACGTTGTGCCTGAAATATATACATCATTAGAACTCCATTTGATTCTGCTATCATTTGCTAAAACTATTGCATCTCCAGAACTTACTGCTATATCCGTACCTCCTGTTGTATTACCATTAGCAAGTATTTCTGCTAAAGTATCATTTGCATCTATAGCAGCATCTACATAAGCAGTTGTTGCTAATTTAGTTGAATTATCTCCTTGACTTTGAGTAGTTGCTATTGTGCCATCTTGTAAAGTAACTACGCCACTTGTAGCTGATATTGTGTTTCCGTTGATGTTTATGTTATCAACCTGGAGGTCTCCTGTTATTAATACGTTTCCTGTTACATCAAGCTCTTTACCTGCTGTTGGGCTACCCCCTATTCCTACTTCTGCTGTAGATAAATATAGAATACTATTATTCCCAGACCCATCAGTAATTTGTTGAGCTGTGGAACTTAAAACTGTACTAGCGCTTGTTTTTAAGAGTCCTACATACGTTACTGATATTTGTGTACCTGTTAATGCTGCCATTCGTCTTTAAATATGTTATTAATTTTTCAATATTTTTTTTTTTTTTTTTATACCTCACAATACCCAACCATTAAATAATGCGTCCTTATCAGGATGTATCTCATCGTTTGTATTACTTGTATATTCAGGAAAACTTGACTGATTAAAACTCATATAATCAATAAATCTTCTTGTATAATATTCTGCAATATCTCTGTGTTTTTCTACTAAATAATCTACTTCTTCTTTTGTAACACTTTCACTATTTTCAGAAACGTGCTTGCTTATGCCTCCGTTCTTGATCTGGTAGGCCGCAAAAGGTAAATAATCTACCATCGCATAGTGTATAAGCATAGGCTGTAGAAAATCATTTACTAATGTTAAATAGTTTCCTGTAAGATTATCTGCAATTATATCTGCACTTATTTTATTATATAGGTCTGTTCCTGTATAATTTCTTATATGGATTTGCTGTGCTATTTTTATAAACTGAATAAATTTATCAATATCTACATTTCCATCTACTATAGAATTTCTTTTGAGTGTAATCGGTTTTATAAATAATGCTGTTGCCATATCTTATTTAAAATTTGGGTGATGTCCGTTATTAGGCATATCCTTTGGAGCTACCTTTGCTTTTTTGTGTCCTGCGGGTCTTGGAGCATAAGACTTTGGAATACTAGAAACTTCATCGTAATTCTGTATCTTCTTTTTCATTGTCTTAGATTTTAACCTATACAACACCTCACTCCAATAGTGACCACAATTTACGCCTCCTTTGTACTTGAATAAGTCATAAGCTTTTCCTTTATGTCCAAAAGATTTGTTTACCCCTGCTCTACTTGCTTTGTCAATATCTTCTAGTCTATATACAATTCCTCTACCGCTCCTGGACATCATAATTCTGCAAAACTGTCTTGACTTGCCTGAAGAATATTTTTCATTATACTTATATCTTACTTTATACAAAGACTTGTCTAAGTAACTAAAACCAGACTTTTTAGAATCTATACTTCTCTTTTCAAGCTTTTGTTCTTTGCTTTCTATATGTTTAGTTGCCCATTCTTCTATATCTTCATTCTCCTCGCTTAATTCTCTTTCATCTACTGCTTCCCATCTATTTGACATTGTTTCGCCTCTAAGCTCATCTAATATTATATCAAACTCCTCATCGGTCAAATCTTCTTTACTTAATTTAACTCCTGTTTCTTCTTCTTTAGTTTCTTCATCTTCTACATTATCTAAGTCAGTAAATTCTAAAGGTTGTAAAGTTTTAAAATAAAGTTTTAGTGATATATTGTTTACCGCTAGAATCTGGTCAAAGGCATCAATCAATAAATGTTGAAAAGGCCTTATAACTGTATTATCTAATAAAATAGATGCAGTTTTTAATTCATCTGCATTGTTACCTAAACCTGTTTGGTCTTTAATACCAATAAGCATAGGAGAAACAATCCTGTGAGATACCATTATTTTTTTTGTACTTTCTTCACTCAAAAACTGATATTGTTGATGAGCATCCGATAATTGTACAGGCTCAATGTTTGCAGCAGTTTCAGCATTATCATTAAAGGCTAAAATAAATTTACCTGCATTACTTGTTCCTGAAAATTTCTGGTATATTCTTTGCTCTATAAGCTCCCTTTCTTCTTCATTAGGTACTCCATTATTAAAGTTAATTAACATTGATGGAGACATTCCGTTTAGTATGTTGTTTAAGTGGAAGTTTCCTATTTCTTCTTCTAGTTCGCAATATTGTAAACCTCCTTGATAATCTACTGAGCTATAATAAAAGAAACCTGCTCTATAAGGTTTTACATACATTATCTCAATATTCTCATTACTTTTTCCAAATGCAGGTATTCTCTTTGCTTTGTCTTGAGGTCTATATTTAGACCAATCATTAAAATAATAGTAAGCTTCTATTTCTCCTTTATCATTTGCTTTTTCTGCTCTTAATGTTTCAACAGGAAAATGCTCTACTTGTGCTACGCTTTTTCTATCTTTTGAATAGATCACTTGCATCGCACATTGGCCCATAAGTTTTAAATCATAACATAGTTTTCTAACACAGTCATTGTTAAACAAAGAAACCATTTTAGCATATTCATCAGGCTTTTGATTTGAGTTTGTCGCATCTAGGCCTTTGCCAAATATCATTGCGCTAATAGCATTGATAATAGCATTATTGGTAGGACTACCATTATATCTGTCTATAAGATATTGAAAGTAATTATTATCTTCTCCATAAGCAACCCAATCCTTATTCTTGATTTCAGTTATTTTAGGGGTAGTATAACTACTTAGGTTTATAAATCTTAAATCGTTCATATTATTATATAATCGTTACTATGTGAAGCATCAGTATCATCGAAATCATACTCATCCTTATTAATGTCATAGTAATCATTGTTTGATTGATTAACTGTTTGGTCAGTACAAAATATCTTGTCTTTATAATATAGCAAAGTATCTACAAGTCTATCTCTAACTTCAAAAGTGTAAAATCTACCCTCTTTTAGTACAGGGTCAAATGTTACTGATAATGTTCTGTAATTATCACTTGCAGCAGCAGTCACTTCATCGTTGAATATTTCTGTATTTGCCGCCTCATCTTTGACTATCAATTTGTAAGTTGATAAAAACTGTCTAGGAATTATTGATATGTTTTGTGCTGAATCACTTGTAGTCAAAATCTTCATATAATTATATATCGAAATAAAACAAGCATTTTGTATACAGATATAAAAAAAGGGGCTAAATAGCCCCCTCTTTTGCATTAAAAACCTAACTTATGGAGTTGGATTAATTGCACTTGACGAGTCGTCAGTTGGTGCTGCCGCACAGAAGAATGGTGGTGCAGTTTCCTGCGCTGTGAATGTCATAGTAAATCCTGACAAGTCTCCCATTGCTGCTCCTGTTACTACAGTTCCGCCTGTAACTTCGCATCCGTGATCTTTTCCAACTAGGAAATAATTTCCGTTATAATCCTGTACAACGATTTGCGGTCTGCTATGAGCAAGTAGTTTAATTTGCTCTTGAGTCGCAACATCTAAAAATGTAAAGGTTAAGTTAAGTGTGCTTTCGTAAAAAGTTGTGCCATTCTCTCTTGATGAGTTAATAGCTGTTTCTAAAGAAGAATTTCCTTTAATGTGATACTCATAAAAATCTTCATCTTGGTCTAAAGTTATAGTACCAGAGCTATCTGTTAAAGCAGCAGTAACTGTTGAATATGGGCCAAAGAAAACACTTTTTAACCCACCTACGCCACTCTTACAAGGTAAACTTCTTCCGTTTGTTACAATACAAGGCATATCTTTATTTTTTAAAAGGGGGCTTTTACACCCCCTTGATTATACTAATTAAGAATAAAGTACGATGTCAGAGCCAATTCCGTGTTGAACTCCTGCACTTCCTCTTAATACCACTCTTACGTTTTGACTTCCGTCAATATCAGCCATATCAATTAGCTTAACTTCTTGCCAATCGTTTAATAGGCCTGTTCCGAAGTATAAGTTACCAGATTGAGAAGCAACCATTGTGTCGTTTGCTAAACCTGGAGCTGTAAATAATTCAATTCCTTGAAAGTTTAATTCAGTTTTCCCTACGTTATATAAATCTCTATAACCTAGTTCAGCTTGTTTCTGAATGTAAAACTTAGCAGCACTTGTAGGAATATAGATTTTTAAATCTTCTTTTCCATATACTGCTGAAGGAATCGCATCTACAACTTTATCTAATTCTGTGATAATGTTTGATTTTGAAAGAGTCGTACCTGAAACGTCTACAACGTCTGAGTCAGCAAGTAATAACGTTTTGAATCCGTCAAACTCTCCTGCATTTGCAGTTGCTCCGTTCCAAATATTTTGCTCAACTTTTTGTGCAACTTTTGCTGCAACGTGACCGATTAAGAAATCTGCAAAGTTCTTTGGTAACTCATCGTATTGTGAGAATCCCATAGAAGCAGCATCCCAATCTTGTCTGAAGTCTTTTTTACAAAGCTCTAAGTTTACTTGGAACTCTTCTGGTTGTAAAATCCTTTCTGTAAGCGTTACGCTTGAACTCGGGTCAAATGAACAGGACCCATCCTTTAAAATGTCATCTAAAGCAAGTTTCTTTAAAACCTCTTTAAATTTAATGTTTGGTTTTACTGTAACCCCTCCTTCTGAAAGTGTTACCCCACTAAGCAAAGCCTGTGCAATATACTCGCCTGCGAACTGACCTGCATAAGTAGTTGTTATTGATGTAGTAGTAGCCATATCTTATTATCTATTATTTATTAATTATTAACTTGGGTCAGTTGCTGTAATTGAACCTGCGCTGTTTCCGATTCCCCAAACATACCAACCTGAACCATCAGACCAGATGTCAATAAAATCTCCTACAGTTTCTGCTGAAGCTACAAAGTTAATTTGATCTTCTCCAGAAGCTGATACAGACGCTCCGTTTACAACTAAAATTCCGTTTATATTATCTCCCTCTGCTGAGTCAATTACAAAGTTATCAGTTGCGAAAGCTGCACCAACAACGAATCTGAAATTAACACCAGATTTAACTGCAGGTAGTGTTACTACCACCCCTGTCGAGTTATTTAATTCATACCATTTTCCTGAGTCCGCTTCTGTTAAAGTAGACGCAGAAGAAATAGTTTCTACTTTGTTGAAAATTCTCTCAACATCGTTTGAAAAGTGTTTTAAAACTGCCATATCTATTTATTATTTAATTTTTGCTATATTTCTCATTACTCTGTCTAAAGTAGATTCGTTTCTCTTTTGAGCGAATTTTACTTTAAAGTTTGAAGTTTCTACTTCAGGATTGTGTTTCAAAGGCTCAACCGCAGGTGCAGATAATTCTTCTTTTAGTACTTCTTCTTCGTTAAGAACTTCAGTAACTGCAAGACTAACTTGCTCTGCAACTTGAGATGACATTTCTTCTTTTTTCTTGTCTCCGTGTTCCATCATTTTTTCAATCATTCCTTTGATTTCGTCAATCTCTTTTTTGAACTCTTCTCTTGATACATATTCCATATCAACTTCTTCTTCCTTTTTTTCTTCTTCATCGTCTCCGTGTTCTTCAGCTTTGATTTCTTTAATCAGGCCTTCTTCTTCAACGACAAGGATTCTATTATCTTCAAGTTCGTATTCTCCAACAGGTAGAGCAACTTTCTCATCCTCTGTGCGAATAAAAACTTCTTTTCCTGATTCAAAAGCGTCTGCTTCTAAAACAGTACCATTCTCAAGTTTAAGCTCCGCTAATTGAATATCGCTTAACTCAACTCCTAGAAGGTTTTTTACTTGGTTTAACATTTCTGTAGCTTTCATAATTATATATCGGTTTTGATTATTTATTTTGCATTTTTAGGCTTTCTTTTGAATTATATACCATTCAGAGCCATCACACCAACACATTACCCCCTCGTACTCTTTATTGATTCTATAAGCACTTGAACTCCCATCTAAAGTTTGTCCACTTGCAGGAGTTAAATCTGCGTGTGTGCTTGAAGAAAAAGTTGTGTCTGAAATAACTCTTATAATTCTATTAAGGTTTTCTGTAGCAGTCGCATCTGGTAAAGTAAGTACCATAGTACCATTACCACCGCTCCAGGTCAATTTCAAAAGCAAAGTGTTGTCATAAGTTGTACTTCCCAAATCTACAGTATCACTCGCTGACACAGTTAAATTTGTAGGAACAATATAATTGCTTATTTCATTTACTGTTGCATACTTTGTCTCACTACTTTGAACTAAAGCAAACTTCTCTGTTCCATCAATGGTTGTAGCTTGGTTTAATTGTGATATTTTTTTTCCCATTATACTAAAATGTTTAAATTATCTTCTTGTAATATATTGCCCCCTGATTCTAATAATAAAACTTCTGGGCCTGTAATTCTACCTATTCCTTGTGCGTGCAATTCTCCTGTACAACATTCTATTGAATAGGTTAATTTGTCTTTGCACAAACAAGCTCTTCTTCCTCCTTTTGGACTTGTATAACTAGGTATAAATTCTTTACTCATTTCTTATTACTTTTTGGATGTCCTTTTGGCAACAGATCAAAGTCTCCTGTATATTTCGCATTTTGAGGTCTACCATTTCTAACCATATACATAAAAGCATTG